GTAATGGAGGAAGTTTGGAGATATCATCCAGAAAACCCAGAAAAAAAAGACGTAATAGAAGAATATAATATTCTAAAACAAATTCAAAAAGATATTGAATCTGAATTAGCAGAATTAGGTAAATAATGTATATTTATAACTAAACGTTATTATGTACATTTATAAAGCAAAATGTGAAAGAGTAGTAGATGGGGATACCATTGATGCTATTATTGATCTTGGTTTTGATACTTGGAAAAAGATAAGAATTAGGTTAGTTGGAATTAATGCAGCAGAATCTAGAACTAGAGATCTTGAGGAAAAAGCAAGAGGACTAGCTGCTAAACAATATGTTAAAGATATTCTAGCCAAACATAATAATGAATTTGTACTACACTCCCAAGGTGTTGGAAAATATGGTAGATGTTTAGGTGATATATTCTTAGGAGATGTTAAATTAAATGATTTATTAATTACAGAAGGACATGCTGTAGCTTATTTTGGAGGTAAAAGATGATAGACAAAGATAAAATATTTAAATTATTTGTAGAAGGAAAAGAAATTGATGATGATAAAACTAAATCTGAAATAAGGGATTTTATGAACGGTCCTTTCGCTAAAATAGGAATGTTTGTCAAATTAATCCAAAATCATGAAGTATTTCACCGTAAATTAGAAAAATTCTTAAAAAAAGAACAACCTAATTATAATGTTGAATCCACAAAAGAGGCATCTGAGTTTACTGTTTATAATAGGGCTTGGTCTTATATTAAAAATATTAGTTTAGATAGTCATGATGATGTCAATGCTATTATAAATTTTGATAATAAAATATTTTCTAAAGTATTAGGTAATGCAATTCAATTTTTTGAACAATATGAAGAATATGAAAAATGTGCACATCTTTATAAAATAAAAGAAGTAGTTAAAGAAATTTAAAAATAATTAGGATATACAAAAAATCCCTCGTACATTAGTATTACAGGTTTTGTAAGAAAAGGGAATAAGAAGGGATAGGAATAAAGGGAATAAAGGTAATAAGGGGTTAAGGGATACCCTGTTAATAATATAAATTATGAGAAATAGAGAATTGTTATATAAAAAGTTAGAAACTTTAGATCATACATTAATAAATCTTCAACGCATAGTAAACACTCAGGAACCAATTGAATCTTATAGAGCTAACATAATTAAAGCTCAAGGAATAGCTGAAGACATTAGATCTATGATTGAAAGGGAACCTCGCTCACATTCAGAACAAAATAGTTCAGTTAGATAAAGTGGGTAGGTTTAACAAACTTATTAATGCCTTTGGTAATTTAGATTTAATATATGAGGGTATTAAAAATAAAGTTTTTGTTAAAGATGATGTAGAACAAATAGCTAAAATTAGATGGGATATTTGCACAAGTTGTAATTTATTTGATACTAAAGGTACTCACTGTGTCGTCCCAGGTACTCAACCTTGTTGTAAAGATTGTGGATGTATCCTTACTTTAAAAGTTAGATCTTTATCAGCATATTGTCCTAAAAACAAATGGGCTGCTTTCATGCCTAAAGAAATGGAAGAACAATTAAAAAATAATATAAAATAAGAGTTATGAAACTAACAGCAGAACAAATTCAATCAAATTGGGGAATATTCTTAGATAACATCAAAGTACATATCCCAGGAAATCGAGGAGAACAATTAACTAATTTTTATAAACGATATGAGGAACGTATTATATTAATGCCTGCGGCCCATAAAAAAGAATACCATTCAGCTTTCCCAGGTGGATATGTAGATCATGTTAATAGAGTAGTTCGCTGTGCTTTGAAACAATATGAATTATGGAAAGAAGAAGGTTGTGATATAACTACATTTACTATTGAAGAATTAGTATTTTCTGCTATTAATCATGACTTAGGCAAAATGGGTGATAAAGACCATGAAGCATACATCCCTCAGACGGATCAATGGAGACGTGATAAATTAGGTGAAGATTATATGTTTAATAAAAAATTAGCATTCTGTTCTGTACCAGATCGTGGGTTATTTTTGTTACAACAACATGACATTACATATTCATTTAATGAGATGGTAGCTATTCAAACACATGATGGTTTATATGATGCTGCTAATGAAAAATATTTAAAAGCCTTTATGCCAGAACAAAAACCTCGTACATCTTTACCTTATATCTTACATCAGGCAGATATGATGGCGGCGCGTATTGAATTTGAAATTGAATGGTTACCTAAATTTTCTAAAGATAACGTGGAGCAGCCAAAGAAAAATTATACATTAAAATCGAAAACTAGTTCAAAATCCAAAGCACTTAATACCATAGCAAGCTCTGGGTTAAAAAATATGTTAGATAGTTTATGATATTAGAAATTACTATTATAGTTTTAGGTTTATTAGTCGTTATCCTTGGATATACGACTTTCAACCTTTTACGTAAAAACGAAAGAGCAGAAGATATTATAATCTCCCAACAGGAATTTATTAATAAAGTAGATGAACAAGTCACATTTTCAGAAAAAAGGTTAGAACAAATAGATGAAAAAGGCATATTCAAAAGCGACGATGAAATAGGTTGGTTTTTTAATGAAATAAAGGTTTTACAAACAGGTTTATCTCAATTTAAAACTAACCCCAAAGAAAAATGATCCATAAAAGAAAAAGAAGAAAAAAAAGCAAAAATTATTTTACACAAGAAACAGAAGATTATATAGTAAAATATAATAACTTAGACCCAGTAAAGGATTCGAAAAAAAGAAGTAGAATCTATGAAACTCATATACATTATGCTTTTTTTAAACTTACCCAAAATATAATACACACTTTTAAATTTTACCATACAGAGGTTAGTAATTTAGAGCACTTACAACATGAAATAATAACCTTTTTGTTATCTAAAATTCATTTATTTGACCCAACTAGAGGGGCTAAAGCCTATTCTTATTTTGGTACTATTGTTAAGCGTTGGTTAATTTTATATAATACTAAAAATTATAAAAAGAAAATCAATAAAGTTGGAGTTGAAGTATTAACTGGGGAAAATTCAACCCATGTTTACACACAAGGAGATGAAAAAGTAAAAAGTGATTTAGATAAATATGTAGATATTTTTGTTAACCATGTGTCAGAAAATATATTTGAATTATTTCCAAAGAAAAATGATGCTCAAATAGCAGATGCAATTTTAGAATTATTTCGCAAAAGAGAAGATTTAGAAGTATTTAATAAAAAAGCCCTTTACATCTATATTAGAGAAATGGTTGATGTTAAAACTCCAAAAATTACTAAAATAGCTGATAAACTTCATAATATATTTAAAGAGCAATATATTTTTTATTTAGAAAACGGTTACGCTAGATTCTAACCCCTTTCTATATCCATATTTATAACAAAATAACATTATGGGATCATTAGACAATATTGTATTTAAGAAAAAAAAGTTTTCGGATATCCTAAGCGAAATTTACGATAACCAAAAGAAAAAAGAAACCCAAATAACAGGTTTAATTTCAGAGTTAAAACCACTTATAAATGATATAGGTGATGCTACTTTGATCGTTCCACTTATTAAAGAATATATGGAAATTGGCGTTCGTAACGATGAACAATTAATTAAAATGGCTACTATAGTGCAACGTGCGCTTAATAATAGTGGTGGTGAAGAATCCATGGGTATAACGGAAGAAGAAAAACAACAATTAATGGAGGAATTAGATAAACTTAATACTAATTTCGAACAAAAGAAAGATGGCGCATAAATATGGATTTGCTTCGGTTAACTCTCAACTAAATACTGGGAGAGATAATCAATCAACTACACAACAACAGCTTAATGCTTTGGCTTCTAATATGATATCTGCTAGAGTAACAGATATTATCTTGGATGACCAACACCCTAGATTTGAAGATTATGGTGAATGGAATGCTATTGGAACTATCTTTTTTGAAGCTGTTGAGGGTTCCCCTACAATATCATCAAATCTCCCAGATATAGCATCTCCTTTAATTCCATATTTAAAAAATTATCCCTTAGTTAATGAGTTAGTATTATTATTTTTATTACCAAATAATCAAGTAAATTTAGGTAGTAATACTAAAAAATATTTTTATATTAATCCCATTGCTATTTGGAATACTCCCCATTTAAATGCCTACCCTAATTTAAATAGTTACCCATCATCACAACCTTCACAACAAAAGAGTTACCAAGCAATAGAACAAGGGCAAACTAGAAAAACATCAAATGAAGAAGTAAAGTATGCTTATAATTCCCCTCTAGTAGGGGGTACTTTTATTGAAAGATCAAATATTCATCCTCTATTAGCTTTTGCTGGGGATATTATTACCGAAGGTAGATGGGGCAATAGTATAAGATTTGGTAGTACAGCAAAAACAGACAGCATTTTATATGGTAATAATTGGTCTAGTACAGGAGAAGATGGTAATCCTATTACTATAATTAGAAATGGGCAACCTAATGATGCTAGTGAAGAAGGATATCTACCTATTATAGAAGATATAAATAAAGATCTATCTTCAATCTATTTAACATCTAACCAATCAATACCCCTAGTAACAACAATTACTAATAATCCTTCAATAAAGGATAACAAACCCGAATCAATAGGTTCTTTCCAAGGAAGTCAGGTATTGTTAAATTCTAATAGATTAGTTTTTAATGCTAACTCTACAGGTAGTATAATGTTAAATTCCGAAGGAACAATATCTTTAACTTCAATAAATACAACAGGAATATATTCGCAAGAAGGGGATGTTGTTTTACAATCTTCTAAAAATAATATTAGATTGGGAGATTCTACGGCTAGTGAATCAGTTGTATTAGGAGATACTTTTCTAGATGATCTTGCTGATTTATTAAGGAAATTACAAACTTTAGGTCAAACATTATCAACAGAACCTAAAATATATGTTAGTGGTGGTCCTGCTGGTTCTTTAAAAACCCAAGCTTCTAAAATGTTAAATAACATTAAAAATTATAAGTCTAAAATTGTAAAATCTATATAATGGGAGAAGAAGCACTTTTACAATTAGCAAATAAATTTTTAGAAACTGATAGTGGTAAATCATTGTTAGGTGAATCTTTAAATATAGAGGATATAACCAATAGAATACAAGATCTTTCTTCTAAATTTAATATTGATTTATCTACTTTAGAAGAAACATCTTTAGATAATATTAATTTATCTTTAGGTTCTAATTTAACTCGAGAACAAAAAAGAGAAAAAAGAAGACAAAAAAGATTGTCTGCTAAAGAAAAATTACAAGAACGTTTAGACGAAGTTAATATAACTAAAGTAAATGCCGAACAAAAAGTAAGAGCAGAAATTGCTCTCTTAAAAGCTAAATTAAAAAGTCAAATACCCACACTCCAAACTTATACAATTATAGGTAGACTGCAGGATAAAAATACAAATACTCCATTACAAGGAGCTAAAGTAACATTAGGGGTTAATCAGGATTTTGTAGATGAAAAAGTTGGTGCCGATAACCCTTTAAATGTAAGTGAAGAATTACTCCCTAATAAAGTTTCACTTGATTTAAATGATCTAATTTTTATTCCTATCCCAGGACAAACTGCTAGAACAGATAAACAAGGAAATTTTTCAATTAAAGTTAAGGTTCCTATTATCCCCGAAAATCAAAAAACCCCACTTGTTTTTGGTTTACTTTATTCTAAAAGTGGATATATCCCTGGAACACAAGCTATTATAAATGGTGATAAAACAATCAAAACAGACTTATCATTAACTAGTTTAATTAATTTAGATAAGGCAGCAGAAGAAATATCTCAAAAATTTAATGATGGTATTGATTTAGCACAAGCTGGGGTTGCGGCCTTAGCTATGGATATTTTAGATAAACTTATCTATGCTAAAAAATTTAGTATTGGTAAGTTAGTAGATAATATTAAATCAAAATTAATACCTTTAGCAATTAGTTTATTATTAGCCTTTGGTATTTCTAAATTAACACAAGAAAATAGAAAAACATGCCCTACTCCTGATGCTTTAAATAATGTAATAAGAACTAGAAATAGGGTTGTTAGACAGCTTAACCAACTTTTTAGGGCAATAACTATAAATACAGCTCTAGCTTTAGCTTTTACTGCTCTAGCTAACGTTTTAAGAGGGGTAAGATTAGCACTGGATGCTCTCCCAGCCCCCCAAGCAACAGGTGTTTTTCCTGCCAAAGATTTTGGGGGTTTAATATTTGCACAACCATACTCATTTACAGCTAAACTACAACACATAAATGATGAACTAGAAAAATTAGAAGATGCAAATAAAGGAACAAGCAGAGCTACTTTAGTTTCATTAATATTTTTAATAGCAGGAGTTACAACTGTAATATTAATATTAAAATCCATTGATAAAATGGCCCAAGAATGTGCAGAAGAAAATGGTGTAACAAATCTAGAATTAGAAGCTATCAATCAAGAATTACTTGATTTAGCTGAAGAAGAAGCTGAAGATGGGAATCCTATAATAGGTAATGTAAATGGTTTTAATTTTAGTGTTGAAACTGATAATAAAAATCCTGTAGGTACTTTAAAAAGAAGATTTGCTGTAGCAAAAGATTCTAGAGGAATTACTTTACTTAAAGGAGAACCTTCATTTAGCTCATCAGATCAAATTTTAATAGATGAACTTGTATTCTACATACAACAAAACAATTTAAAAGCTAACTAGTTTAATATTTATAATAAATCAATATAACATGAAATTAAGTCAATTAAAAACTATTGTAAAAGAGGCCGTAAAAGAGGCAATACAAGAGGAGATGAAAGACATTCTAATAGAAGCAGTTCGTGCTCCTAAACAAGTAGTACAAGAAGTTATCCAACCTCCTCAACAAGTAAAACACCAACCTTTACCTGAAGATAAAAGAATGGCAATGAAGGAAAATATACAAAATGTGTTAGGGGGAATGATGCCTGGGGCAAATGGTACTTTAAGTGCAACATCAGCAAATGTACCTTTAAAAATGACTGGTCCTGTAGATACAACTTCCCCTAATGGTAGTTTACCACAAGGAAATGTTAGTATGGATCAAATAATGGGTTTAATGAATAGTAAAGGATAATAGCTATGGCATTTGGAGCAAGAAGAGTATATCCTAATGATTTACGACCTAGAGTTGCTATTGGTGTTAATTTACCTTTTAGTGCACCTGGGGTGTTCCAACCTAATTATCAAACTAAAGATGCAATTAAAAATAATTTAATTAACTATTTTTTAACAAACCCAGGAGAAAGAATAGAAAACCCACTTTTTGGTGCTGGTTTAAGAAAATATATATTTACCCAAATAGAAACTGGGAATTTAGATTTTATAAAGGAAGATATCCAAACTAAATTAAATGATAATTTTCCAAATATTCAAGTTGAAGAGGTAGAAGTCTTAAGAAGTGTTAATGAAAATACAATACAAATAAATATAACATATAGTATTCCTAATACAGGTATAAATGATACTTTAGAATTAAACTTTCGATAATGGCATTGTTAAATAAAGATATAACATATATTAATAAGGACTTTAATGATATTAGAGCTCAACTTATTAATTTTTCACAAACATATTTCCCTAATACTTATACAGATTTTAGTCCCGCTTCTCCTGGGATGATGTTTTTAGAACAAGCATCTTATGTTAGTGATGTTTTATCTTTTTATTTAGACAACCAGATTCAAGAAACATATTTACAATATGCAAGACAATTTGATAATTTATATGATCTTGCCTATATGTTTAGTTATAAACCAAAGGCAACGGGTTTAGCAACTGTAGATTTGGATTTTTACCAACAGGTTCCATCTAAAATAGAAGGGGTAACTGTAGTACCTGATTTTAATTATGCTTTAATAATAGGTGCAAATACAATTTCAAATACCCAAACGGGTACTAGTTTTATAGTAGAAGATGCAATAGATTTTTCAATTTCATCTTCAAGTGACCCTACCGAAATATCAATAGCCCAAGTAGCAGGTGGAGAACCTACTTATTATTTATTGAAAAAAACAAGAAAAGCATCATCGGGTAATATTACAACACAAACTTTTACTTTAGGAGCTTACCAACAATTCCCAACTATTGAAATAAATTCTAATAATATAGGTGGTGTAATAGATATCTTTGATAGTGATGGTAATCAATATTATGAGGTAAATTATTTAGGGCAAGACTTAGTATATGATAGTATTAAAAATATAAATACTAACGATCCTAATACATACCAGGATGGGGATGCACCTTATATTTTAAGAACAAAGTCCACAAATAATAGATTTGTCACAAGATATTTAAATGAAACAACATTACAAATTCAATTTGGCGCAGGAAATGCATTACAAATTGATGAACAGATAGTTCCTAATCCTGATAATGTAGGAATTGGATTGCCATTTGGTCAAAGCAAATTAACAGCTGCTTATTCACCCACAAATTTTGTATTTACAAATACTTATGGAACAGCTCCAAGTAATACTACTCTAACCGTTAGATATATAACAGGTGGAGGAACTAGAGATAATGTTAATGCTAACCAAGTAACCCAATTAAATACAGGTAATACTTTATTTAAAAATTCAAATTTAAGTAATACATCTATAGCACAATTTATATTTAATTCTCTAGCTGTGAATAATCCTATAGCTGCAAGTGGTGGTGGAGATGGAGACACTATAGAAGAAATAAGACAAAATTCATTAGCAAACTTCAATACTCAACAAAGAAATGTAACGGCTGATGATTATTTAATTAGAGCTTTAAGTATGCCTCCTAAGTTTGGTGATCTATCTAAGGCATATACAACAAAACCAAGCACAAAAGACCCGGACACTATTTTAGATTTATATGTGTTAGCTTATAATACAAATGGTAATTTAGTAACAGCATCTAATACTATTAAAAGTAATTTAATTACATATTTAAACCAATCAAGAATGATAGGTGATACTGTTAATGTTAAAGATGCTTTTATTATTAATATTTGTGTAGATTTTGAGATAATTACATTACCTAATTTTAACAATAGTGAAGTACTAGCTAGATGTATAACAGCATTACAAACATATTTTGAGGTTAGTAAGTGGCAGATTAACCAACCTATTATATTAAGAGAAATAACAGTATTATTAGATAATATACCTGGTGTTCAAACTGTGCAAAATATAAGTATTACAAATAAAGCGGGTACAAATAGTGGATATTCACAATTTGCTTATGATATAAAGGGAGCTACTCAAAGTGGTATTATTTATCCATCTTTAGACCCAAGTATATTTGAAGTAAAATACCCAAATACAGATATTAAAGGTAGAGTAGTTTCGTTAGGAACAGGAACATTTAACACTAGTGGAGGAGGATCATCCACTGGCTATTAAAAAATAAATTATGGCAGTATATAAACTTTTTCCTTTACAAGATGCATCAATATATTCATTTTACCCTTACATGAATACAGGTATTGATGCCATGATTGAAGTAGGTAATTTAAATGTAAATATAAACCCCGTACCACAGGTATTTAGATATTTAGTTGAATTTGATCAAAATGAAATTGAAGAGGTAATAGATAATAAGGTAGGGGGAACTCAATTTTCTAGTAGTTTAAAATGTTTTATAGCTAATGCCCAAGGTGTTATTTTTGATACTGAATTAGAAATATACCCAGTATCAGGATCATGGAATAATGGTTCAGGTACTTATTTAGACCAACCCTTTACAACTAATGGAGTAAGTTGGAGATCAAGAACATTTTCTGGGTCAGGAGGTACTACTTGGCTTATAAATAATTTTAGTCCTTATGCTACTGCTTCATTTTCTGGTAGTAATAATAGTGGAGGTGGAAATTGGTTTACGGGTTCATCAGACCCCTATAATACAAACATTTATGTTTCTCAATCTTTTACTCTAAGATCACAAAAAGACCTTAATGCACCTGTTACTGATATAGTTAAAGTATGGTATTCTAGTTCAAAATCAATAGGAGGATATACTAATATAGAAAATAATGGATTTTTAGTAAAATGGGAAGATGCAATTGAATTTTCAACTACAGATGCAATCCAACCCATAATGCAATTTTACTCAGTAGACACAAATACTATTTATCCTCCACAATTAGAAATAAAATGGGATGATTCATCATTTGAAACTGGCTCATTACCTCCAATTCAAACAACAGATCTATTTGTGGCATTGGATAGCAACCCAGGAATATTTTATAGTGAAAGTATAAATAGATTTAGACTTAATGTTAGACCAGATTACCCAGTAAGAAGGTTTTTAACTTCATCTATAGATACCCAAAACCACTATTTAAATAGCAGTTCGATGTATTCTGTTAAAGATTTAGATACTAATGAAACATTAATTGATTTTGACCCTGAATTTACAAAAATAAGTTGTGATAGTCAAAGTAATTATTTTGACATTTATATGAATGGTTTACAACCAGAAAGATATTATAAAATTTTAATACAAACTACTATTAGTGGAAGTACAATAGTAAAAGATGATAATTATTATTTTAAAGTTATTAATGGATAATGGCAGAAGAAAGTATAGACCTTAGAAAAGATGTTTTTAATAAAGCTCAATATATCAAAACTATAAATACAAGTTTTAGTGAATTTGGTGTTACTTCTATTACTGAAGACCAACAACTTCAACCAACTGTTGAAGAATTCTTTGGATTATATAACTCTCTTTTTTATGATATACCTGCCCTAGGTGAAACTAATTCACATGAATACTTAGTTAAAACAAGTGGTCAGTATATAAATTACGAAGAAAGAAATGAAGAGATTGAAGCACTCCAAGCTGAAATAGCACAATTAAGAAGTGACCTACTATCAGCACAAATGGATAATATAAGAATAGCAGCAGAACCATCTGAAAATGAACAAACAAATGAAGCTTTAGAAGTATTTGAAAGAGAACTTCAAGCAGCTAATGAAAAAGTTATAATAACAAATACAAGATTATCACAAGACACTAAAACATCGCAAAATACCCCTTCATCAGGAGGAACATCTGGAGGGGGAGGAACATCAGGAGGAACAGTTTCTAGTATTTCATCGGCAGTTTCTAGTGGTGGAGGTGGTGGTGGATCATATTAAATATAATATATGAATAAAAATGTAACAATACAACAATTAGATCCAAATACATTTGAATACCAAACATATTCAGATTCGGATTCTCAATTAATTGTACAATCACAATTAGATACGGTTTTTTCTGCTAGTACTGATTATATTGAATATTATGTTTATGATCAAAACCAAAATTTAATATACCCCAGTACTACAATTCCTTTATTAGATTATGATGTAAGAAATGGGGATGTACTTTTAAACCCACAAAAAGATTTAACAAATTCGGGTTTTGATATAGGTACATATAATATTTTATATACTTTTTATAGAAAAAGATTAGCATCCAATATATCCGAAAAATATTTTATTTCTGATATTTCATCTGATAGAACAGAAATTAGGTTAGATAGTAATATTATATCTAATAATTTAATAATTTCTTCCTCAAATTTATTTATACAATATAGAGAAACAGCTGATTATTTTGTTGACTTTTACTTAAACTTTGGTAATAATCAAACAGTAATAGCTAATAATATAAAGTTAGAAACAGAAGAGGGGATTGACCCCACTGTTTTAATTAAATTATATGAACCTTTACCATCCAATTTTAACGTAAAGGACGAACTATGGGTAGTAGAAGAATTATCAGATCCCCAAGCATATGAATTAGATTTTCCTTTTGAACCAATTATAGAAGATGATTTTACTTATATAGCGGGTCCTAATTATAATCTTAATATAATACAAGAAACATCAACAGGGGGTGAGGCATTTTCATTTAACACATTATTACAATCAGATGTAACAAGTTCAATTAATCAAATTCAAAATCTTTTAAATCAAAAAGAAATTGATATTAATATTAATTATGAAAATTATGCTAATTTTATTCATTTTAGTTCTGCTAGAATACGTTTAGAAAATTTTTATTATAAAGTAGGATTAATCGAATCCGCTAGTAACCAATTATCTCAAGTTTTTACTACAACATCACCTACATCTACTACACTTTCTTATATAGAGAGTAAAGCTTTACTTACTAATCAAATTGATAACATTATAAAAAATTTTGATGGTTATGAATCATTTTTATATTTTAATAGTGGATCACAATATTCTTACCCTAAAACAAATCAATTTCCTCCCTATCAACTAGCCTCTACAGGTAGTACAGAAGCTTTAACTTGGATTGGTAACGCAACAGTTGGTGCCCCATATTATGGAGGACAAGCACTATCAGCTTCAAACTATGATCAAGATAATAGAAATTGGTTATACTGGTCTATCCCAGAATACTTAAGAGATGATCCTGCAAATGAGGGATATGAATTATTTGTTGATATGGTTGCTCAATACTATGATAATGTTTGGGTTTATACTAAAGATATTTCAAATAAATTTGATGCAGATAATCGTTTAGAATATGGTATTGCTAAAGACTTAGTAGCAGATGCCATTAGAGATTTTGGGGTTAAATTATATGCTAGTAATTTTAATACAAACGATCTATTTACAGCATTTTTAGGGTTAACACCATCAGGAAGTGCATTCCCATTTCCAAATATGACGGGATCTGTTGTAGATGGTAGTGGTAATTTAGACATACCTTCTGGGTTTGAGTACGTAGATACTGAAATATCTGCTTCAAATGATATAGTGCCATTAAATAATGTTCAAAAGCAAGTATATAAACGAATATACCATAATATACCTTATTTACTTAAAACAAAAGGTACAATTGCTGGTATTAGAGCATTAATAACCTCTTATGGAATACCTGATACAATATTAAGAATTAGTGAATTTGGAGGTAAAGATAGAAATGAAGCACAAGATTATGATCTAAAACAAAATGTATTTAATTATGCATTTGATACAGGAAAAAATGCTACTAATTACGTTACTTCATCTTTTAATGCTAATTCAAAATTTGGTAATCTTAATCTTACTAATTCCCCACATTCAGTTCAATTTAGGTTTAAATCTGGTCCTATACCTCTTCCCACAGATAATGTAGCAAGTAGTGATATAAGAAATTCTCAAATTTTATGGATGGCTGATAGAGCTAATTCAACTTTCCAAAACTTGGGTGCTGCTATTACACTAGATTATACGGGGTCAGGGTTTACAACGGGTTCATATTCTGGGTCTATAGCTAGTCCTTACGATACTTGGGGTACTTTAAAATTCTACCCAGATTTAGCTTATAATTCTAATGTAACTTGTAGTGTATTTGCTCCTTTCTTTAATGAAGATTGGTGGTCAGTACAATTTACTTTTACTGGAAGTAGTAGCACTAATGGAATAGGATCTTTATTTGCAGCCAATGAAATAGATGGAAAGATAGGTTTTACTGGTTCAGAAACTAAAAATGGACTTGATGCTAGAAGTTGGAATAGAAGTATTTTTGCTTCTCTAAACCATAATTCAAATCATGTTATAAACAGTACAACATACACACCATTCTCTGGATCTTTCCAAGAATATAGAATGTTTGCCCCACGAATTAGTGAAAGCAAATTCTTTGATTATACAGTAAATCCATATTCTGTTGAAGGCAATAATATAAATTCAACTCCTAATGAATTAATTTTTAGAGCTGCTTTGGGTAGTCAATTAAGTAGAGACCGTACTACTCTCGCTATACCTACTAATATAGCACCAACATCTATTCACCCTAGAGTAACAGGATCAGCAGTACAAATTACACAATCATTTAGTGATGGTACTAGTGATTATTTTACTACTCCTCAAACTAGTAAATTAACAATATATGTAGAAAATAAAGAATTTATTTACCAAGACCAAGTACCATCAGGTATAAAAAATAGAATTACAGATAAAATATATAATGAAAATTTAATATTAGCTGAAGCACCTTATGGTATAAGTGGATCTACTGCTGTTATTTCATCTCTAACAAGTGATGTGATATCACCTATGGAGTCTATACAACAACAATCATTTGTAAGTCAAAGTTATACTCCAAATGTAAATTATTTAGAAGTTGGATTTTCACCATCAAATCAAATAAATGATGATATTAATGCTCAACTAGGATACTTTAATTTAGGAGATTATATAGGTGATCCAAGATTTATATCTTCATCATTAGATTCATACCCAGATTTAGATAGATTAAGGGATGCATATTTTGAAAAATATATAAAAGGGTATGATATAGTTGATTTTATTAGATTAATAAAATTCTTTGATAATTCATTATTTAAAATGATTAAAGATTTTACACCTGCTAGAACAAGTTTAGCTTCTGGTGTAATAGTAAAACAACATTTATTAGAGAGAAATAGATTAAGACCAGCACAGGTATCATCTTCACTACATGATTATGAAGGTTTAGTTGTTAACTTACCAAAAGATTATAGTTCGGGATCAGCTGATTTCCCACAATACTCAACTGAGGGATCTGCATTATATAAATTTAGTGGTGGGCCTGGTGGTTCATTTAATAAATTTAACGGTCTAGAAACTTACATTTCAGGATCTAAAGGTTTAGGACCAGATAACAGGTTTAATTTAACACAAAGTTGGACAGAATCATTTGATTATGGAGCAATAGATAGATCTGTAGTTAATAGTTTATTCTTTCATAGAAGTAGTTCACAATATATTAGTGCCTCTTATAAAGGTATTAGAGAAGGTGTTATACATAGTGATCAATCTGAATTTTACAATGGTATATTTTCAGGTTCGTATGTAGAAATAACAAATGGAAATTTAAACCCAGGTTGTGAGCCTTATTTAAATATAACGGATACACCTATTTTTTTTAAACCCATCTTTTTTACAACAACCCCTGATGTACAGCTTTATTATAATGAACCTGGACTTAATGTAGGTAATGCTAGTTGGCAAGTATATAATGCTACTGTCCAACAAACCTCAACCCAAGAAACACTACCAAATATTGGTGTAACTTTTAACCCTACAGTAATAACAAGAGGAACTGGAACTAATAATTTAGCTTATAGGCTTAATAATATTATTACTTTAGGCCGTAGTTATAGATATTCTGTTTGGGCAAAACAAGGCTCTCCAATGGCAGTTCCCAAAATAGCTATCGACATTGCTGATTCTACAGAAACAACACCCATTACTTTTGATTTAACAGATGAATACCAAAAATTCACAGTTACTGCAACAGCAAATAGAACACCTCAATCTACTTATGATTTTGTTGATATACAATTTAGTGGTGCCTCAGTATCAGGTGACAAAATGCTTATAGCATGGGTTGAAATAGAAGAGATACCAAATTATGATATAGGAACACCTTCTCCAATTAGCCAAAATACATTTTTAAATCAAAATAATTTCCCTATTAATGGATATGCTTGGATAGCCTCACAACAAATAAATGCTGATACTGATGAACAACAAGTTTATGCTGTAAAGTTATCCCAAACTGATGTAAATGGGACAGAGGTAATTAATTATTTAGATGATTTTAGTGAATTAAGATTTCTATTTAATGATGCCACTATTCCCTTTGGTGCTAAGGCAACAGAATATAAAGTTTTAGGAAGAACAATATTTGCTGAACATGCGTTATTAAGAATAGATCGAAGAGCTGGAGTTGGTGGTAATAACTACCAACAAACAGTAGGGGGTATAGTATATCATCCTATAACAAGTTCGGATCAAGGAGGTTCTATGAATTGGTCATTAGAAACAAAAACAAACTATTCTACAGAAGGTATAATAGATACACAATCAGCTGATAATACTCAACAAAATGTATTAGCTAACCCTAATATCTCAACTCAAGAACAAAATATATATTATTGGAATGGGGATACAAAAGATGCATTAAGATTTTTTAATACAGGAAGTGGTGGTGTTAATACTGGTAAAATTATTAACCCCTCTTTAGATTTCTTTAAAAATTCGGCTTACACAATACCTTATACCCCAAATATACCATGGGTAATATCAGCTTCTGTAGTTTATAGTTCATCATTTAATTCTGCAGCTTCAATTGGAACACAAGAAGATGTTGGGATATATCATTCTGGATCTTTTTACCAGGGAGCGGGTATGACAAATCAAGATTTCCGTTTGGGAACAAATCGTACTTTAGTTGGAGGAGTAATCTATGTTGACGCCTCAGACCCATATGATACAGCAGCAGCAGCAAGTGCTGCAGATATACCAAACGCTACTGACACACCTGTTTATGTTGATGCCTTTGGAGAATTCTCAATTATTCAACCATATGATGCCTTTCCCGCTACTACCGCATACAGAACACCATTTTTAACTGGTGACCCAGTTTTAACATTAGGAAAATTTTATAAATTTGCTAATGGAGAGAATAGTGGAGGAAATCCAACATGGTTTGTAGCAAGTATGAGAGATACCAATGTATTTGGCCAAATATTGGCAGATGGTTATTATTTTGATAGCATGCCAGGATTATATAGATCTCCATCTAATAGCATTATTTCACTTTCACCAGCTTCTTTTACTCCTGAAGTTTCAACATTATTTAGACCAGCCCCACTTTTTGTTGAAGGGTTAGGAACAGTAGCATTTAATGGTAATCTTGAAGTAGTCAAACAACAAATCCCAGGTAATTCGGGCTCAGGTACACCTCTTACAACTTTTGGGGGTCATTCTAAAATCAAAACAGGAGGTACTGCTTCCATGGATTGGTCATTCCCTTCTTTAACTTTAGCGGGTACAATACCTAATATAGATGGTATAGGTAATAATCTAAGACCATTTTCGGGAAGTTATTACTCTTTAGTATTAGCACCCACCCAAGATTTTACACCAGATTATCCAACAGATTTACAATCTATAGATACTCCATTATCAAATGTTTGGAATGGTAATGTAGCTTATAGTCTTAATATATCTCCTAGTGATTATTCTGCTAATGCCGTAGGCGTTAATGGGCCTGCAGGTGAAGAATATGATGGTTCTTTTCTTTTAAATCTACAACAGGTACAAGAATCATTAGCATCAAATCTCTCAGGTACTACTTACTCAAACTTAGATTTAGTTAGTATTTCTGTAAAAGTAAGTGCTTCTATTGTTGCGACTGATCCTACACAAGTTTTTTCCGTTGCTCTTGAAGAAAAAACTGGAGTTGGTGCTTCATTTTATAACACACCCATAGATCCAACAATATTTACTCCTATAAATACCATTGGATGGACTACAGAACAAATTTCCGCTATTCAATCTATTGGTGGAGTAGTAGATATAGACGAAGAATTTACTGCAAATCCTTTACTTATTACTGCACATAATGCTATCCCAACAATCCTCCCATATTGTTATAGATATATATTTCAAGTTCAAAATGCTAATGGGATTGGTGAAAATTTAGAATATACATTTGAAGTTCATAATTTTGCTATTCAAGTTGAGTATTCTGTTAATGGTATCACAATACCAGTAAAATACCCAGGTAATAATCTTTATGGACCTATAATGACAGGTTCTGGAGCTGGTAATTTATTCCAAAATACATCAACTGCACTTAAATATGGAACTAACAGATACCCAACAGCTAAAATTGATGTTTTCTTAAAAAGAACAGGTTCTGATGGAGATTTTATAATTACTCAATCTGAAGGATATACTGGATCAGTATATGATGGTGGAACTTTTACTTTTGAAGATTCTCCTATTAATAATATTTTTAATAATAGTACAACTGATAGTGATAGAACAATTAATAAAGAAGGGGATATGTATTATGTTGAATATTCTGCAAGTCAATTTACTGCTGGAAAATATAATAGCTTCGCTCGAAACTTCCAAGATTTTGATTTTCAAACTAATAGCGATAAATCTACAATTTTAATAACACAATCTTATGAGGTTCCCGGTACTGGTCAAACATTTAATGCTACTGGTAGTATATTGGTACGCCAAGGTAATACTCAAAACCCAACAAGTTTAGGAACAATAGTCGATAATTTAGACTTTCCACTTGATGAAAATGCTAATGGTTTAAGAGTAGACTTAACAGGTTCATTTACAGGGTTATATAATGTTAATGATACTTTTAGATTTTCAGTAAGAAATATTAAAAATGCAAATGCTTCTAGTTTATTTATTCAAAGTATAACGGCAAGTATATTCCCATCCCAATCTATATGGTCTGAAATAACAGCCCCATTTGAATATGATAATTTTAGAAAATCTTCTGATACTGGTGTTATTGTTCCATCATATTATCCTGGGGTTTTACCATTTAATTTTGCAATTGATTGTCAACCTTTATTAAA